GGACGACGGTTAACTGCAGGCAGCAAGGTTGGCAATGACATAAAAAAGGGGCTGGCAGATGCCAACCCCTTGTTTGCTATTAACTTTTAGATGTCGCGTTAGCGATACCTTAGTTAAGACGCTTTTATCAAGCTATCATAGAAATCATGCACTTTCCAATAAAAACAACTAGTTAAGCCAATATTCAATGCACTAAGTTGCAGTGCTATGAAAGTTCTGCTGCCAATCTGCTGCCACTCAAATTCTATTGCGCCTGAGTGATTTGATGCTTTTAAGCTTCAGCTGCCTTAGCTTTGCGGAGGAGTTTATGAAATTGATAAAACCAATGACTAAGATTGCGAAAGATACAATAAAAAAAGATGTAATTAATTTGTAAGCTAGAATGATTTTATTTTCTAAATCAATCTCATTTTGAACGACCTTTCTTTTCTTATCTTCTTTTAAATGCTGACAAAGTAAAGTGTAGTCATGATCTTTAGTTTTTTGAGCGGAGCAGTCAATTTCTTTCCGAGAATCAAAATCCAGCACTTCAACATCATTTATATAAAACCTTTGCCCGCTCTGAAATTTGTAGATCGCATAGCCTGATTTAAATTCGGTTGCTGCTTCACCAGTTACCAGCCCCATGCAGACACAAAAAATAGCAAGGCATCCAATAAACACCTTATCGTATTTATTTGGTTCCTTACTACCTGCGAACCCAAAAAAACCTGAGAACATAAATGAAATAGAAGATATGCGATTTTTATTTATACACTCCTGTATAAATAGAACATCACTCAGAGATTTAGCTTTTATGCCAGTAATAAACCTAAACAACCTTATGTCGTAAAGCTCATTATTCAATGTTTTTAATTTTTGATTAACAAAATCCAGCCTTAGTAATTTTATAAAAAAAATCAGTATAAAGTGTATGCCACCCACTCGGATAGTCGCTAAAATGAAAGCTACAAAATATGATATATATTTGTAATATTCTAAATTATTATTTCCTTGCATTGGATCATCCTAAATTAGCTATTGGGTTTAGGTTTGCAGCCTCTTCTAAGTGATCTGGAGCGAAGTGGGCATAACGCATAGTTTCACGAATGTTGGCGTGACCGAGTATGCGCTGCAATACCAAAATGTTGCCGCCATTCATCATAAAATGACTTGCGAAGGTATGGCGCAGTACGTGCGTCTTTTGCCCTTCTGCCAGTTCAATGTCGGTCAATCCCAGCATCTTTTTAAATTCCTGATAACAGGGGTGGAACATTTTACCCTGCAGCGGCGATAGTTCATCGTAGAGCCAGCGCGGGATCGGCACGGTGCGGTTTTTACCGCCTTTCGTTTTGGTAAAGGTCAATTTGTAAGGTGATAACTGAGAGCGGTTGAGCCTCTCCGCTTCACTCCATCTTGCGCCAGTTGCAAGACAAACCTTAACGATGCGCGTCAAATTAATCTTGCCGTAAGAATCGCAGGCGTTCAGCAATATTTTTATCTGGCTATCAGTCAGCCAGGACATTTCCTTCTCTTTCTCTTTAAAGATGCGAACCCCCTCAATAGGATTGGGTAACTTCCATTCACCAAGCCTACGGAGTTCATTAAAAACAGCATCAAGATATTGTTGCTCACGGTTGACTGTAATCGGCTTTGCAATCCACTTCGCTGGGTTTGAATGATATCCGTTATCAATCTGACCGCTCAGACGCTGGTCGCGATAATGTGCCCAATCCTTTGGGGTGATCTTTGCCGCAATGGGATCACCCATTCCTTTACAGACAATTTGCAGTTTTGCCAGCCGGGATTTACTGGCTGAAAGAGACTGGCCGTGCAAGCGATGCCATAAATCAATCAGCTCACTTAGCTTGCGGCGATCTTCTTTTTCACCTAGCCAGGGCTTTTCTTCCGACTCCTTCTTTATATAGTTTTCAAAAGCCTCGGCCTCACCCTTCGTATTAAATTTTTTGCGAATACGTTTCCCTTCCCTTCCATTTGGGAAAACCTGCGCCAACCATTTGCCATTGTTTTGTTTAGTTACAGTCATAGTGAGAACCGAGGAAATTACTTATTGTTCACAAAGGTTATTGCCAGCATCAAGAATAGGACTAATGCTTTTCTTAACCCCTTTGTAGTTTGGGTCGTCAGCCCATACAGTGCTTATATCGTAACCTTCCATTTTTCCGGACTTAACTGCATCTTTTGCGTTTCCATTTACAGGATATCGGTCATCAGTATCAGTGTTATAAACGAAGATAAAACGTTTATTAATGCAGGAAACCTTAGCTTTGTTAAAAGTAAGGGGCCAGTCTTCACCTAATGTTGATGAATCCACATCAACTGACTTTTCGGCAGCATAAGATGCAGATGCTCCAATAAGACATGCAATCGCAAGAAATAACTTTTTCATTCCATTCCTTATACGTGTTTTTCCAGAGTAAATATTACTGCCCCAAAAGGGGTAACATCAGATGCCCCGCATTCAAACGAGACACTTGGATTGGTTAGCTTAATTTTTCCACCGGGTAAACGAGAAATATCATACACATCATAAGAGTCATCAATATTAACGAACCAGCGACCATTAGCGATGTTCTTAGCTTCTGTATTCACTAACCATGAGTGACCAACACCATCAATAAACACTAAGCATTCTTTATCGACTGTAGAAAGCGCCGGATCCATAAGCCAATTACCTGCATCATTAAGTACACCCGATTCTAATTTTTTCTTTGGAATACTTATTGATGATGTGACAACTTCGGGCTGACTATCGAACATCTCACCTTTACCAGTTGCTAACCACCTCAAGGAAGCGCCTGTGTCTAACGCGCAAGCAACCACTACATCTCCGGGGAAATATTCTCTACGGATCCATGTACTAATTGTGCCAGAAGAGATGTCAAGTAAATCACCCAGCTCCTTTTGCATGCTAAAGCCGTAAGCATCTAAGAGTCGGCGTAAAACTAACTTCCCGCCGTTAGCCATGATTTCATCGTAAAGCTGCTTACCTTTCAGCAAAGGCTCATCTCGCAAATGCGAATTAACAAGCTCACCAGTCATTAACCAGTTCAGGTCTGCCCCAGTTTCAAGAGAGCATTTGATAATCGCCTTCCCAGGCAGGCTGTTGCGCTGAATCCAGGTGCTGATGCTGTTGGATGGCACACCCAAGACTTCTGCAAGCGCTCTTTGAGTGGTAACGCCATATGACGAGCTGATCCGCTCTATCAACTCCTGCGTATTCAAATTTTCATCATTCATTATTAGCTCACACTCAAAATCGATTTACATGATCGCATTTTCGATCTAAAGTGACGCTCATCGACCAAGATGCACGTCACTGCACCATATTTTACATAGCCGGAGATAATGCGATATGAAAGATGCAAAAGCAACTTCAACGCATGAGCCTGAAAGCTCGCAAAAGCAATCCAGTCCTTTTACCGACTCACAGATCAATGCGCTTGTGTCAGCCTTACTGCCAAGCCTGCAAAAAATGATCGGCTCTGCAATGGCAGACGCCATGAGCGTTCGCGACTTTGCAGCAATGCGCGGCGTCAGTGAGCGCCTTGTCTGGCAGTGGCTTGACGAGGGCATACTGCTCAAGGCTCCAACCAAAGATTTCAACAATAAAAAAAGTGCTGAAAAACGCAGCAAAGTCCTCATCAACGTCAAAGCATGGCGCGACAAACTCACACAGCAGGCTGTTGATTGTCGCTATATCGATGCCCGCACTTCGCAATCTCTGAACTGAGTTTGATTATTTAAGTTGAGCAAGAGAATAGCCATGTTTGATTTTAAGACTTCCACCCATAACCACTATGACGACGCCTGCCGCAAGTTCGCACTTACGCACAACATGGCTGAGCTGGCGCAGCGTGCAGGCATGAAAGTGCAAACTTTGCGTAACAAGCTCAACCCGGATCAGTTGCATCAACTGACCGCTCCAGAAGTACTGTTACTTACCGACCTGACCGAAGATGCAACGCTGATGGATGGAATGTTAGCGCAGCTGCAGTGCCTGCCATGCGTACCGGTTAATGAGCTGGCAAAAGATAAGTTTCCGTCCTACGTGCTGAAGGCTACCGCTGAAGTCGGAAGCATGGCTGCCAGCGCTGCAAACCCGGAGCGGATAACTGCTACATGCCGACGCAGTATTCTTGAAGCCGCAAATACCGGCATTCGCTGCATGATGCTGGCAGCACTGGCCGTGCAGACCCGCGTTCACTCTAACCCGACTTTAGCATCAACCGTCGACGCTATCAGCGGGCTGGGTGCTTCGATTGGCATTAGCTGAGGGCGCGCGATGATTTCATTTGCGGCACACCTCAAGCGTCAGAGTCCGTCAATGTCTTATGGAAATGGCTGGATTATGGGCGAGAACGGCAGGCGCTGGCATCCGATATTAAGCCAGCAGGTAGAGGCAAAAGAGAAAAGAGGTGAATCATGGCTATTGAAGGCGATTCAATGCTGGTCGAGCTTACAGCAGGTCAGCGGGTTTCGGCGCTGAATCACGTTGCCTTAATTCGCGCGCAACTGATGGGCGGTAACTGTGAAAAGGATATGGCTCGTTTTTTCTCTGAAATGCGGGATGTGACAGACAGTAATTATCAGGAAAACAAGCGCGCGCTGAGCGCAATTTTGTTCCTGGCTAACATCGGTAAAGACAGGCACGAAGCTGATTTTAGTGAACTGACTACTGATGAAAGAAAGGCGCTTATTTGTGCAATGAATCATTTAAAAGCAGTCGTGAGTTTATTTCCAAAGCGAATGACCCTTTCTAACTAATTAGTTCGAAACAAATAAATGGCGTACACCCGCCGGGCATTCTTTTGCCCAAATTCAGGAGAAAGTGAAATGCGAAATATCCAGACCCATAATTTTAAAGCTGATGACGATGCACTTAGCGCCATGCTGAGTAAGGCCAAAATCGAGCAGCGTTCTGATGATGCACTGTCGGTTTCAATCCGCCTGGCCGCACTGGCAATTCATGCCCGCCAAAAAGAAATGTCTGCAGTAGAAATTATCGAACTGCTGGACAAAGAGGCCGAGCGCTTTGAGAACCAGGCGCAGGAGCTGCATTGATGGCTGATTCAATCGACATGGCGCAGCAGCGCGCCGATGAGCTGCTGGCGCGCAACATCGCCAGCGTGGTTAATCGCCCGGTCGGCGTGGCGGCATCCTTCTGCGAAGACTGCGATGCCCCAATCCCGGAACAGCGTCGCCGCGCGGTGCGTGGCGTAACTCGCTGTGTCAGCTGTCAGGACATGACCGAGCTGCGCGCTAAAGCATCAAAAGGCGGTGCGTTATGAGCACGATCCTAAAGTGGGCGGGCAACAAGTCCCGCGTTATGCCGGAGTTGCTGACGCACCTGCCTGAAGGTGATCGCCTGGTCGAACCCTTCGCCGGTTCCTGCGCAGTAATGATGAACACTGATTACCCGGCCTATCTGGTTGCGGATATAAATCCTGATCTCATTAACCTCTATCGCCAGATTAAAGAGCACACCCGTCCGTTTATCGTTATTGCGGCCAGCCTGTTTAATCAGAACGTGACCGGTGAGAGCTATTACGCCGTCCGTGAGGCGTTTAATCACAACCCTGCGTTGCCTCTTCTTGAGCGTGCCGCTTATTTCCTGTACCTGAACCGCAATGGCTATCGCGGTCTTTGCCGCTATAACAAACGTGGTGAATTTAACATCCCATTTGGTAACTACGCAGAGCCGTATTTCCCACTGGCTGAGATAGAAACATTCGCGAAGAAAGCGCAGCGCGCGACGTTCATCTGCGCTGACTTCCGCGAAACGCTGCGCCTGACTAAAGCTGGCGATGTGGTTTATTGCGATCCGCCTTATGACGGTACATTCGCGGAATATCACTCTGCAGGTTTTGACAAAGATGAACATCACGATCTGGTCAGCATGTTGCTTGACGTCTCGGAGCGCTGCCCGGTTGTGGTTTCTAACAGCGACACCCTCTACACCCGCAGCATTCTGCGCGCTTTCGATATCACCAGCATCAGCGTAGCCCGTTCGGTTGGCGTTGCCGCAGGTAAAAGCAAGCGTGCATCAGAAATCATCGCCGTGCGCCTTCCCGCAGTCGGGCCTGCGTGGTCTGGCTTTGATCCGGCCGCAGCCGCGGACTGGTCTGCAGAAGTGCAGGCGTCTCGATGATTCAGGAATATGCTTACCCGTGGAATGCTCCACGGGAAGCCATTGCCAGCCCATACGCAACCTATGAGGAAATGCACAGCCGCAGTCAGATGATTGCGGCTTTAGTGCGTGCGCAGGAACTACTCGAAAAGCAGCCGACGCTGATTCAGATTGATGTAAAGCGTCGGGTTAGTGAG